CGTGACGGTTGGGATCCCCGGCTTGGATCTCGACGGCGGGGATTTTGGGGTCGGTTTCGTTTCCTCCAATGCCCGCCGCAAAACGCTCCGGCTGTACGTGGGCGGAACGATCACCGCTTGCACTAACGGATTGATTACCGGCGAAATCGTCATGAAGAAACGCCACACCATCAACTTGAAGCTGGACGACGAAATCCGCGAAGGTTTGAACCGCTACGCCAATTCCGCCCTGCGAGTCAACGAGCAAATTGCGGCCTTGGCTGATCGGGCCCTTTCGACCGAAAAAACCGACGAGCTTTTAATGGCGGCGGGCCGCCTGAATTTGCTCCCTTGGAGCGGAATCGGCAAGGTTGACGCGGAATTCCGCGAGCCCACCTATGCGGACCACGCCCAACGCACGAGCTGGGGCCTCCTGAACGCCTTCACGCATATCGTGAAGAATATACCGCCCCTCCGTCAAATGGACCGTATCGACGCATTCAGGGCCCTCCTGCCCGTCGTCCCCGCCGCCGCCTAACCGACCTAAGCAAGGATGTAAACGCTCCGGCCCGTGGAGGGCCGGGGCATCCCCCCGCAAGGAGCCACAATGCGACAAAAACCAACCCTCCCGCCGATCGACGTACTTTTCGCCGAACACGCCCCGACAATCAAAAAACAGGTTTTCACGATTCTCAAGGGCTACGGGATGCTGGTCGACATGTTCGACGATTTCCACACCATCGCGAAAATTACCTTTTGCGAGGTTTACCGAAATTTCCAAGGGGCCGCCGAAGAATTCGGGGCGTACCTGTCGCGAAGTATAAAAAACGCCTGCATCTCCGAAATTCGCCGAGCGACGGCGGAAAAAAGAAATTGCGGCGAGCGGGTTTGGTCGCTAACCCCCGGACGTGACAAAACGGATATACTAATTGCAGACACTCGCGATACATTTTATATCGTGGATTTGTTGGATAGTCTGAGCGAGGACGCCGCCCGCGTGGTCCGTGCTTTGCTTGACACGAGCACCAAGGACCTGCCCGGACGGCGGGCCATTCGAACGCATCTAATTACCCGAGGCGGACTGCCGCGACGCCAAGCGGACGCGGTTATCGCCGAAATCAAGGAGGCAATCGGGGTTTGAATACCACATTGCGAAAGTATCAAAAAATCGGGGTGCGGTACATTCAACGCTGGAACGGGCGTTGTCTTGTTGCCGACGAAATGGGCCTCGGAAAAACTATACAAGCCCTGGCCTGGATAAACGAGCACCCGGAGGCCCTGCCCGCCGTCGTGTTTTGCCCGGCTTGCCTCAAATTTGTTTGGGAGGATGAGGCCCGCCAACATTTCGGAATGTCGAGCACTATCCTAAGCGGACAAACGCCCACGCGCGGACGGCTCCGGCTCCGGCCCGGGTTGACTATTATCAATTACGAAATCGCCCAATATTGGGAGGATTACATTACCCACGAAATCCGACCCAAGACTGCGATTTGTGACGAAATACATTTTCTTTCTAATCCTGAGACGATAAGGTCCGAAACCCTCCAACGCATTACCGAAGACATGCCGCACTTTATCGGCCTGTCCGGGACGCCGTTAACGAATAGTCCCGAAGACCTTTACCCGATTTTAAACTTGATACGCCCCGACCTGTTCGATTCATTCCAAAGGTACGTTTGGAAGTTCACAAGGCCGAAGCTCATGCCTTGGGGGTGGGATTACAAGAACGCCCGAAACCTTGACGAGCTGCACGAAATCCTCCGCACTAAACTAATGATTCGGCGATTGAAAAAAGATGTCCTAAAGGAGCTCCCGCCGATTACCCGGAGCATAGTGCCCCTGGAAATCACGAACCGCCGAGCCTACGACAGGGCCGCAAAAGACTACCTCGCATACTTGGAGGAGACGAACCCCGCGAAGCTCAAACGGGCGAAGCGGGCCCCGGCGATATGTCGAGCAAACGAACTCCGCAAATTGGTAGCCGATGGAAAGATGAAAGGAATTTTCGCCTGGATAGATGGACTGCTCGCCGAGACGGATGAAAAATTAATCATTTTCGGCATCCACAAAAAGCCCCTCGCCGCCCTCATGAAACGCTATAAAAAGATTGCGGTTTCCGTCCGACGAGGCGGGAAGGCATCGAGCCGAAAAGACGCGGTCCGCCAATTCCAAAAATCGAAAAAATGCCGGTTGATTATTGGGAACATCGACACGATGGGAACCGGCTTGACGTTAACCGCCGCCCGGAAGGTCGCGTTTATCGAGCTCCCCTGGGTACCGAATAAACTTTCACAAGCGGAGGCGAGGCCCCACCGCATCGGACAAACGGGGAACGTCGAAATTTTTCACCTACTCGCCCGCGACACCATCGACGAACCAATGTTAGACCTGTTGGCATATAAAGAAAAAACCGCAACCGCCACCATTGACGGCGGGGCGGAATTCAATATCTTTTTAGGACTAATTAAAAAACTACAAAGGAACCCGACCAATGGCCAAGCCTAAGAAACGCTGCTCGCATATGTTTTTCGCCGACGTCCCCACTGACCTGCGAAACAAATTCAAAGCGACCTGTGCCGAGCAAGAAACGACGATGCGAGACAAATTTCTTACTTTCATGCGCAAGGTGGTGAATAAGAATGTCGATAAACAACTTGCAGACGTTGCTAGTGGAACTGCGGATTCCCCACGCGGACGGCGACCATAAGCACGGGCGATTCGGTTGGATTCAAATCGATTGCCCTTTCTGCGGCCCCGGAACTGGCAATATGCACTATGGTATTAATCTCCATAGTCTTTATGGTAATTGTTGGCGTTGCGGGGGGCATGGGCTCGCCTTCGCCCTGTCGAAATCGACAGGGCGGGCGTCTTATCCTGAAATCGTAAAAGCCCTGGGGAAGGCCGCCCCGATAGGTAAGGCGGAGAATACGCACGAAGGCGTATACACGCCGCCCCGGGGCGTCTGCGAGATGTTGCCCGCCCACCGCAACTACTTGAAGCAGCGACATTTCGACCCCGACAAAATTGCCCGGCTTTGGGATGTCGAGGGGATCGGCATTGCGAGCAAACTACAATGGCGACTTTTTATACCTATCATCGAAAACGGGGTCCGCATCTCGTGGACCACGCGGACGATAGGCGACTCGAAAACCCGGTACGTTTCCGCGAGCCTCGCGGAAGAGGCCCTCCCGCATGGGCAGGCCTTGTATGGGCTTGACTACGTTCGGAACGCCTGTATTATTGTCGAAGGTCCCACCGACGTTTGGAGGCTCGGGCCCGGAACCGTGGGGACATTCGGGACGGCCTTTAACAATCAACAAATTCGACGGCTCGCGAAAATACCAGTCAGGGCCATCTGCTTCGACCGGGCCGCGACGGCGGAGGCGGAGCGACTATGCGACCGCCTTTCCATTTTCCCGGGGGATACGTACGTTGTCGAGCTTGACAGCGAAGATCCCGGGGACGCAAACTTTAGAGAAATTCGAAAAATAAGGGATTTAGTTTTAAAAGATTGAGTACCTTTCGCGATAATAAGAGCATAGACCTCGCAAGGGTCAAGGCGGGACCAAACCGCAGGGGGCGACATGCCCGGCACGGAAGCCGCTGCTTTTTGCATGTTAAGGACGGAGCCTTTCGCCGCCTCGGTCGACGTCCCGCCGTTTTTTATTATCATCGAAGGCCCCGCCACATGGGCCCCACGATAGAAACAAGCGATCTCCACCCCCGCCCCTGTTCCCGGTGTATGTGGCTCTAAGCCGGAGCAGGGGCGGATTCTTTTTTTGGAGATAAGGCCCGCTCATGAGTAATCTTTCTTTTTCGCAATGGACCGACACCCAACGCGATGACAGCCTAACCATTTTCGATAATGATATTGCGCGCGGGGCGACCATCGGCGAGGCTATTTTTGTCCGCCGCCTTTTGTGGATGTGGAGCCGGGGCGATTTCCGAGAATGTGGAATGCTTATCGTACAAAAATCTTTTTGTATGCCAATGGGTATGACGAAATACCGCTACGAAAAAATCATAAAAAACTGGAAAGCGTCGCGGCTCATCTCGATAAAATTCCGTGGAAAGCCCGCCAAAAATTACATAAAGATAAATGAAAAACGCATGGCGAAGTACCTGAATAAAGTAAAAGAAAAAGGGACGGAAAAGAGCGTTATACATCACGAGCGCCAAGGGTTTCGAAAACGGAAAGCTAAGGATACATCACTAGCGCCAAGGGTTTCGAAAACGGAAAGCTCTCCTATAGGTTCCCCCTACGGGGGAACCCATAGGTATACTAAGAGCATTAACAACCCGGGGCCCCTGGCCCGGGTGGTGGTGGTTGAAGCGAGCGATCTCCCGGGGAGTAAAAACTGGCCAATTACTCAAGAGCCCAACGGGCCGGATGAGCGCCGAGCCCATCGACTAATCAAACTCATCCAAGAGGCCAACCACGTCAGGCGGCGCTTTTCCGAAAGGGGTTGGTCGAATACAATAAAAAGAATCCACGTCGCCGATGGTCACACCACCCAAGAGGTCGACGCCGTTTTATCTTTTTTTAAGAAACACGCGAAAGACCAATACGCCCCGAAAATCTTTTCGGCCCTTTCCTTCAGAGAAAAATTCCCCGCCTGTTTGGCTTACATGCAAAAGCACGGCGGAGGCCAAGGCGAGGACGCCCCCATATGCGACCGAGCAAAAAGGGAAGCCGGATACCTACGAGGGGCCCCCTATGAAGTCACCCCGCAAATACTCGCCAACCATGCCGAAAGTCTGAACGCGATCTGGAGAGAAATAAAAGAGCTAGAGGCGAAGGGCGTGAAAAAAGAAACCGCGAGAATGTTGGCAACGATGCGGCGATATCGACAATCCAAATGGACTTTTGCGGTTTGGGTGGTAAAGCAACGGGGGGCCTCCTTCGAACGAATCACGCTAAACTCACGTTTATTTGAGGAGTTTTGGTTGCATACGATTACCGGGTACAGATGTTACCTGCCGACATTGCATAAATTTATTGCGGGGAACGGATGAAAATTAGCAAACGCGACGGAACGCAAGAACGGCAACTACTGACCGCCGCCATTGTATCCAAGGACGTACTGGCCCGCATCGTACCCGTTTGGAACGGGGAGCTCTTCAGAAGCCCGTTCGCCAACGTCATCGCAAAATGGTGCGTTGAGCATTTCCAAGAGTACGGCGAGGCCCCGGGGCGAAGCATAGAGGGCATCTATGATAATTGGGCGGCGGACGGGGGCGACGAGGCAAACGCGGAGCTGATCGGGGCCCTGCTCGGTTCGCTGTCCGACGAACACGAAGCCCTGGACGAAATCAACGTCCCCTACTTGGTCGACGGGGCGGAGGCGTACTTCAACAAAATTAAATGCCGACGCCTCGCCGACGCCATCACAAGCCATATTGATAATGGAAACCTGGATAGTGCTGTTTCCGCAATCGAAGGATTTGGGAAAGCGGAGATGTCGGGGAGCTTCGGGGTTGACGTCCTCATGGACGAGCAAGCAATCCAGGACGCTTTCAATGAGAAATATCACCAGATATTATCTTACCCCGATACGATGAATCGGTTTTTCAAACAGCAACTCGCCCGGGATGCGTTTATAGGTTTCATGGGCCCGGAGAAGCGGGGAAAATCATGGTGGTTAGTCGACGCGGCCTGGCGTGGGATGTTGCAACGGCGGAAGGTTGCGTTTTTTGCGATTGGCGACATGTCGCAAAATCAAATGATGAGGCGGTTTATGTGTCGGGCCTCACGGCGGCCCCTGAAGGCCTGTCGGTACAAAGTCCCTACGCGGTTATCAATTGCCTTTGATGGCGAAGAGGGCGAAGAGGGGGGCGGCCTCTCGGTCGATGTCTCCCACGACTCGAAGCGAGAAAAAGAGGGGCTCGGATGGAAGACCGCCGCGAAGAAGGCAGCCCGCCTTCAAAAGCTCAAAGTGAAATCAAAAACGAGCTATCTTAAATTGATTACCCGCCCCGCCGATACGATGAGCGTGGAGGACGTCGAAGCCCAACTGCTCCAATGGAGTTATTCGGGGTGGTCGCCGGATATAATCGTTATCGATTACGCCGACATCCTGGCCATGCCCTACCAAATGGACCAACGGGATAAAATCAATCGGACGTGGGCGAAAATGCGGGGCCTGTCGATGAAGTATCACTGCCTCGTGATAACCGCGACCCAGTCCGACGCGGCGGGGGGCGACACGGCTATTCTTTCAAGACGGAATTTTTCCGAGGACAAAAGAAAATTCGCCCATGTTACGGGAATGATCGGGATAAATCAAACAACCGAAGAAAAAGAACTCGGTATACAAAGGCTCAATTGGTTGGCATTACGG